TTCGTAGCATCGTCAACCGATTGGCTGGGAAATTGGGTAACTTGTCCTGTAGCTTCTGCCATTTTCTATTGTATTATTTTACTTTTTGAACCTTGGTTATTGTATTTTGAAAATCCAAAGTCTATTTTCTTAACTTCTCTCGTTGTTTTGGATGCATATAAATGTCTTTGGCATGCCATTATGGCAAGCCCAGAGCTTATAGACGCATCAAACTTTGTTCTTTTATTAATATCAAATTTAGCCCAGTCCTCTAATGTTCTCTGAAAGTACATTTTGCCACAATCACCATTTTCTTTTAACCCAACATGGGTTTCAATATAGCTTTCAATTGCAGCTGCATGAGCTTGTCTTATGTCTTCTGAAGTATTAGGTATACCACCTAATTCTTTTTCTGTTATAGATAACTTTCTGCGAGATCGGTCGGGTCTGTTCATTGAAAACCCTCTATAACCTCTTCTTTTGATATGATATAATAATCTAGGTTTGTTATTTTCGGCAAGTATTGGCATTCCGTAAAATATCATTGCCATAAGCACATCTTCAAAAAATATTTCTGCTGTTTGTGGCCTAGCAACGTATTCTAAAAAGAATTGGCTAGACGGCACATCAGCTAGCATACTAAACGTAGTAAGCCCATGAAGTGCCCCATTAGATCCGCTGCCGTCTGTTGTACCGCTAATATCATAGCTATCACAACCAAATGCACCTAAATCTTTATTGCCTGGGTGTTTAATACCGTTTTTTACTATTATGTTATTTTGCATTTCAACCGGCGGAATCCAGGATAATTTAAATCTACCTGTTTTATTTGGATAAAATTCTACTTCAGAATCTTTAACTCCATTTTTCCAGCTAAACGACCCGCGGGTTACATAACCCTGCATTGTCATTTCTTCATTGAAATCTATTTGTTCGTATATTTTATTTAGATTGAATAAAGACTTTTCTATTTCGTCTCTAAACGCGTGCTTTTCGCTTCTTGGAAATTGTCTATAAAACTCGTTTAAAGCGTCATTATTTTCTTTGAGTCCATCTGCTTCATTCTCCCAATGATCGATAACTCCATATCTGATAAGCTCCCCGTCAATTCCTTCGACAGGTTTTTCTGGACTATCGAATACAGGAAATCCATATTTATCAATGAATCCCTCATAGTTCCATTCCATAGGTATGAACAAAGAGTATAATCCACTAGCAGTCTGCCCATTACGGTTTCTATTTTCGACTTTTGAGTCATAGTATAACTTTTTAAAATTATCCCCTCCTTTGTCTAAAGCGTTTGATGTTGATCCCATCATACACTTTCCAACAACTTTAGCGCCTAATCTCAAACAAGTTTTAGTAACGCGCCAGTTGTTTAGTATATTATCAGGTCTTTCCCATTTGCCAGATTCGTCATGGACTAGTAATTTTAGTTTCTCCCCATCGTAGGAGTTGTCACCCGTGTTCTTCCAGTCAATTGTAGTGTCCAGCCCTTCACCAACTTGTACTTCATCTTGATCAGTTGCTTTGAGTGAATTTCTTGTAAGTCTTTTAGATGGTATTTTGTAGGAAAGTTCAGTTTTTGGTCTTTCCATCCCATCTTGTATTGGTTTAAAGAAGAATGGGTAGTTGATCGATATAGGTACAATCTTGTCGGTAAACATTTTTTTTGCGTCTCCCCCACTCTTTGATAGTACCCCAAACCTTGCGTCTTTTGATATTGTAGCTTGGTTAACTGTTTCTGCGCTCGCCATAAAGGAGAATCCACTCCGTCTATTTTTGAGGTAGCACATTCCATAACACCTGTAATCCGCTTTGCAAGCTTCCCAAAAATAAAAGAATATTTTGTTTGATTGTCTAAATTCAGGTGCGCCAACATCAATTTTTGTCCAGTTGAGATACATATAATGTGTTCCCGTGATGTAGGTTGCTGTGCCATTGCACATAAACCAGTAACCATCATTGCGGCGGTCAAACTCCGAATTAATATATTCGTAATATTTTTCTTTAATGTCATCTGGATATAATTGAAAATCATGTATCGATTTAATTTTTGATAGCGTAGCGGGTTTTAAGGTTTGCTTAAAAACTTGATCTTCAGGTTTTTCGCTATTTGAATACATTTCTTTTGGTATTGCGGGTAATGCAATACGTAATCCTTGTATTTCAAAAATTTCACCTATGGTACCATCTTTGCTTATTACTACACAATCAAGATCGTCATTATAACCGTACTTGTAATTTTTTAGCTTATTATTTCTTTTTACACTTTTAGTAGACAAATGCGCAGAGTGTATAGCATATAGACTTTGTTTATACATTATTTAGCTCTGTTTTCTACACCATAAAAACTATCCTTAGCAGTCTTTGGTGATTCGTTCATCATTTCATTTATTTCTTCTACTCTTTGTAAAAGCGCAATAGCATCTTCCATCGCGAGCCTATAAGCTGAGGCTGATATTTTTACTTTTTCAGGATCAAGTTCATCTGGATCCATTTTCTTATTCATTACCTTTATTAATTCATTAATTGAATTTTCAGCAGCTTCAAGAATAAGTTTGCGTTTCTTTTTTATGTCCATAGTTGATAGTTATTTCAGTTGATAAAATTCTATATAATTTTTTATCATCTATGTTAAATTCATACTCAGATTCTGGCGTAAAACCTACAATATCTCCACAGGACACTTCTAATGAGCTTAAATAGTCATTAGTATATGTAAGCACTCCTAAAAGTTTTTGTTCGCTCTCGGTGCTCCATATGTCTTCATTTTCTAAAGGTTCTACAAAACAATACATATTTGGGCAATGCCATTTGCTATTTTGGTTATACGCAAATAACTGATCAGGCGACACTGAGTATCTGTTCTCATTTATGTAATTCCCTGAATTTCTTTCATTTCCTTTAACATCATACCATCTTCTAAATACGTTATGATGCACTATAACTCGGTCCCCTTTTTTAATAGGGGTTTTAATATTTATAGGCGTGCTTATTACTGTACCAATACGGTTTACAAATTCGTAATCTCTTTCTGTTATTTCGGTATTTAATATAAGCTCTTTGCCGTTAACAGATGTTTTATTATTGTATCTGTCATTTGTTGATATAATATAATTGTATAATGACTTCATTTAATAATCTAAATTGTATTCTATAGACACGGCCATATTTTTATTAAAGTGTTTCCATGGCAATTGCGATCCTTTCTTTTCAATATATATTTGGTAAGAACCCTCTTCTTCAATTATATCGCATATTGTGTGCCCACCGTAAACCTCCTGGCCTACCGAATAATGCATAGCTTCGTTTTTATAATCTTGGCCTATGCTAATTTTTCTAATTAATTTCATTTAATTTATTTTAGTATGTCCATATAGTGGTATTAGGTGCGCCGGGGTACCCAATACCTAAATGCATAAACCCTCTTTTCCTGCTAATACCTATTCTAGTAAAACCAACTTCAATTGCGGCTTTAACTAATTTAAATGTTTTTTCGCCCCCAACACTCTCAATGTCAACTGCTGCACCATATGCGTGTTCACCGGGCTGTTTTTTTGAAGCCTCTATAGGATGCTCCGGGCTTCTGTAGTCAGATGTAATTTTTATTGGATAGCCATATACTTCTCGCAAGCTGTCTAGCATTGAAAGAAGTTTTTTATCCATCATTTCAAAGCCGTTAAATTCGGACTCTTCAAAGTATTTCATTGTTTATTTCTATCTTTTAATTTCATATAAATATTCATCCCTGTATATATTATTGTCATAACCAATACTACGGTTTGCAAAGTGGGGTTTATGTTCGGCAGCGCTGAAAACGCAACTGCTCCGACGTTTATGCCGTAAATTTTTAAGTCGTTCATTATTTGTGTTTACTGTTTCCAAAAACTTTTTCTACCCCTCTTGAACCGAAATAGCCACCAATAACAATAGTAAGTAAGCCTGTAATTGAATCTAATGGGTAGCCCATATACCACCCAGCTACATAACTTATTGTTAAAAACACTAATGTTAAAGGCCTAACATTAGCTGCTAACCACGACCCTGAAGTTGCATCCGCAACCCAACGTCTAGTAGTGCCGTCTATCTCAGCTCTTTCAATATCTAATTTTTTAAGTGCAATTTTTTTATCCGCTTCTGACATATCAGACCCGCCAATTATAGCTTGTATAACAGAACCTACTGGTGTGTCACCTGCTATTGCACCAACAACGTTAGGAATTTTTTCTAATAAAAATTTTCCAACGCCTGTATCTTTAAATCTTTTTTTCGCCATTTAATTTAATTATTTATTATGTTGTAGGCTGAGATATTGTATAAAAAAACTCAGGTGAGCCATCATCATCTGTACACACTATTTGTATAAAATTTTTAGTACCAGCCGTGTCATCATAAGTTCCACTCAAATTAATAGATCCCGTGGGAAAAGTTAATGTGTGGCTTCCACCACCGCCTGTAGCCACAATAATTTTTACCATTCCGATTTTAAAATCAGAAAAAGTAAAAGTTATAGAGTGTCCAGCTGTAATCCTAAAAACTTGTGAACTATCCCAATCAACAGCTACAGATGCTGCAGAAGTTAGATTCGACGATGTTGTGAACTCCGGAGCTATTACTCTTGATGTTATTGTTGTTAAAGCCATATTTTTTTATTTGAATGCCATATATATGTATTCCTCTCCGTTTTGGTTAAAAGGAATATAATTGTTTTTTATTGTAAATCCAGTAGCATCAAAATCAACATCATAAACATTGGACTGTGACGCAGTTGCCTCTGTGCCGCTTGTATCAGCCCATAAATTAAGCTCTATTGGATTGCTTGTGTCTCTACGACTATCCATCATATTCCAATTACCAGCACTTGCTGTTGAAGTGTTTTTTATTATAACAAATGATGGTCTAAATCCAATAGTAACAGTTTTGTTACCTGTTGCCCCTGTATAAGTACCCATCTTGCTAACTCCAGTTACTGAATGGAAAAGATAATTTATTATGCTTGTGCTACTTTGCCCTCTTGAATATATAAAATCACTTGTTGGAACAGTCAAACTGCTTGAAGCAGCGGCAGCGAGAGTATTCAATTTTAAATAGTCCATACCACCATCTATAAGCGTAGTATAAACAAACCAATCAGTAGCGGTATCTGTAGTTTTTGTGATCATAATTTCAGGGGGACTATTTAATCCGTGAGCTACAGTTTGACCGCCTGTGCCTGAATCATTATATTTTACTATGCTAAATCCTAAACCAGTATTTGCGCTAACCTCTGCGCTAACAGCCCCTGAATTGTCTGTAACCGCATTTCCTCCGCCCTTCCAACACCAAGCTACAAATTTATTATAATTTGCTAATCCCTTATTAGTTTCATCTCCTTTACCTGTTGTAAAACCTGTATCTTCTATTGCTAAACTACCTCCGTAAGCAGATGAACTGACATCATTAGTATTTGAATGTAGGATTAAATCATCACCCCTTACAGAATCCATTAAAATGTGATTATATGTATGCTCTCTATTCTTAATCCAAACAAGGTCAGGTCTAAATCCAACATTATTTATTAGTTGCGAAGTATTGTTACTACCACCATCATTGCCTGTATACAACACCGCCTTAAAGTTAGATGTATCTGTTTCAGGTATTTCGTTGTAAAGTTGGGTTACTTGAGATGCTGAAAGTGCGGAACTAAATACTCTAAATTGATCAACACTTCCATTCCAATACCCATACGATCCAAACGCGCCTGATCTAACGCCTATTGTATTTATAGAGCCACCTCTATATGTTATATTAGCACCTAAAGTTCTTGATAACCCAGAGTCTTGTGTCCCATTAACATACCCTGTTACTGCTGTACCGTTTACAATAATTGCAATATGTACCCATGCCCCATTTGTTATACTGGTTGTACCTGTTTGTGTAAAAAATCCTGTACCGCCAACGCCTGTTACATCCCCACCATAATAAAATACTTTGTTAGCATTTACACCAAAAGCAAGTCCACTCCATGCACCTCCCGTATTATCTAAACCTATATTAATAATAGATGTAGTTGATTGGTTATAAGTAGCAGCATTAATCCAAAAAGATAAACTATAAGTGGTTATATTAAAAGGGCTACTTGGAATTGTAATTTTGCTATTGCTCCCATTGAATACCGCGGCTTGACCAAACTTACCCGCCCTGTATTCTACGTTAGTGTCTGTTCCGTTAGGTGCTGCTATTGAAACTGTATCAAGTAAAACATTGTTTCTATAAACTTGTAATATTTGATTATCAAAATCAGCTGCTAGACCAATAACATCATTAGTACTTAGAATAGCGCCCTCAGCAGTATTAGTAGTGCTGTATTTCCAGGAGTGTGTAGCCCAACTTCCGTAATAAACTGAA